CCATGCCCTTGGGTAAGTCTATAGTGATAGGTTGATGTAGGTGAATCATGGCCCGTCTTTTCATCACTCAAAGAGAACTTAGTTTTATCTCAGATATAACAAAAGAGATTATCAAAGATGTCGTGGGACAAAAGATATATTATTATCCCATCTCTGAGCTAAAGACAAAATCACATGTCATTTATAACGAAGCTGTCAAGAAAATTTATGATAATCCCATAGAGATTGAGTGTTTAGTTGATGCTAATTTTCAACAGACGACCAAGATAGATAAATTTGGAGTTGATAAACAATTTCAATTAGAGGTTTTTCTACAGTACAGGGACATTGTGGATAAGGGAATTCAAGTCAACATAGGAGACTTTTTTTCTTTTGGCGATATTTTCTTTGAAATAACTGAGGTCGCTGTAACTCGCAACATCTATGGAATGCCTGAGCACAAAGATGGTGTAAAGATCCTCGGCCTTAAGTCCCGCGAGGGTCTCTTTAAGGCAGATTTCAAGGGACCGACAGATATCATTTACACAGATGATGATGCAGTTCAAGTTAATTTTGAGCAGCAGCGCGGAAATGCACTTGATTCTGTTGGCAACCAAACAGGTGACAAGAGAGACCTTATAGATAATGGTGTCTTAGAAACACCTATCGACGGCGTGAGAAAGATTAAAAAGACTTTTTACGATGAATGAGTAAATTATGGCTACTAGATTTAAAACGCAGAGTAAAAAAAATTTTGGTATATCTCCTTTAAAGTCTGGCTATGAAAAGGTAGGAGGTACTCCCGACTTTCACATTAACTCTTGCGGTTTAGAAGATGTCGATACCGCCGTCTTTAATTTATTTGATAAAGAAATTTCGCCTCAAGTCAGCAAAGATGAATCAAGCTCAATTAAGGTACCCGTAATATTTGCTGCGGGTGAAAAATGGTCAATGTTGAAAAAGGGTCAACCCATTAGAGACTTAACGGGAACGTTGATACTGCCCCTTATCACTATAATGAGAACAGATTTGACACAAGATATGGCTGCAGATATTGCGGGTAGAGGTATTAATCAACAGCAGGGCGAGATTGTAATAAGAAGAAGATTAGATAAATCAGATAGAGATTACCAATTACTAATTAACAGATTATTTTTAAAGAATCAGACCAATCTTGCAGTTAATCCTAGCGACACTCGCATAGATAATCAACCTGTCGTTGAGAGAAGTCTAGGTGCTTTAGCGCAAGATAAAGATATCAATGATGGCGCGTATCTTAAACCAAATCTGCTAAATAATATATTTGAGACGATAATTGTGCCAACACCACAATTTTACTCTGTCAAATATCAGGTGACTGTGTGGACGCAATACATGCAGCACTCCAATCAAGTCATAGAAAAATTTATCTCTTCATTTTTACCACAAAGTCAATCATGGCGTCTAGACACAGACAAGGGTTATTGGTTTATTGCATCTGTCGAGGGTGGTTCTTACTCGACCGAGACTAGCTTTGAGGACATGTCAGCTAGTGAGAGATTTATTAAACACAACTTTGTTATTAATGTACCTGCTTATTTCTTTGTGACACAAACCCCGGGTGCACCTGTCCCTTTAAAGAGATATGTGTCTTCACCTTCAATTGAGTTTAAGAACTTTGCCATGAAGGACGACGCCTTGACAGCAGAAAAAGCTAGTAACAAATATATTTTAGGATCAGATGATCCTACGCTTCCTTTAGATAATCAAAAAAATTCACTAGATGACCAGCGGAGTGTTGGCTGGAGACAACAAAAAGTTTTTCCATTTGTGTCTGAGCACGATTCAAAAAATCCAGGCGGAGGCGATCCAAATGATCCTGCCTACACTACTGTCCCAAGAGGATTTAAATTTTTAAAGATTAAATCGAAAAATGCGACAGGAGAAACTATCTATTCGGGTTACAGCTTAGACGATATAGAGTGAATTTTCTTTTTATTAGTTAGTTTTAAGACGATAATTACTGTTTGGTGAATGTTAAGGAGATAATCCATGTCAGAGCAGACGTTTAAGTCGCCAAATTTTTATGAGCGCGAAATAGATCTTTCAGCACCCCCAGTTTTAGGGCCCGTAGGTGTGCCTGCATTAATCATTGGCACTGCCAATAAAGGGCCGGCATTTATTCCTGTGACAGTTGCTACTTTTGACGAATATGTTGAAGTGTTTGGCAACTTAGACCCAGATAAATTTGGACCTTATGCTGCAAATGAATTTTTAAAGAATAGATCGTCGCTTACTTACATTAGAGTATTAGGCGCCGGCGCAAATTCAACGTCTGCACACATAACAGATACTGCTACGTATGGAACTGTGCAAAGTGCAGGTTTCTCCTTAGCAGGAACTTCAACTACTGACAATAGACACGCCGGCGTGGCGCAATTTTTAGTTGCAAGACACGAAATTGGAACTTATGAAGGTGCAGCTGCTCCTGTGTTTTCTGATAACGATACCTTCGCAGGTTCAACCTATGTCAACTTGGTCCGAGGCCTCGTTATGACACCTAACACTGCTAGAATTATGGTGACTGCGTCACACGGAAGCATTGCAAATTCTTCTTTTGCTGTTGCTACAGCAGTTAATGACGATGCTGATCTTATATCAGGTAAATTTAAGCTGATCATCTCATCTTCTTTAGGATCTGATTTCTTCGTGACAGACGGTGTGTCAGGGGTTAAAGTTTTAACCGCATCTTTTGATCCATCAGATGGTGACTATATTGGAAAAATTCTTAATAAAGATCCTGATAAATTCTACCAAGAGCAACATTATTTGCACGCAGATTTTGCTATCGATAAATTAATAGCTTTTGCAAGTGGTAGCGCTGAAAGCAGAGTGGGCGTCTTGTCGGGTTCTGCAAATACTTCCACATCAGGCGATTCAAGCAAATCTTTCCGAGAAGTTTTTGGATCATTCAATACTAGATATTCCGCACCCAAGACAACTACTTATATCTCTCAGCCTTTCGGTAAGACTGAATATGACTTGTTCCATTTTGAGTCAATTGATGATGGCGAATATGCAAATCAGCTTTACAAGATCTCAATTTCCAATCTTAAGGCTTCTACAAATGACGCTGATCGATATGGAACTTTTACGATTCAAGTTAGAAATTGGGACGACACAGATCAAACCTTGCAAGTAATTGAGCAGTTCTCAAACTGCTCTTTAAATGCTGATTCACCAAATTACGTTGCTAAGGTAATCGGAGATAGAAAAGTTGTGTACAACTTTGATGCTAACATTCCTGGTGAGCGACGTATCGTTGCAACAGGAAAGTATCCAAATCGCTCTAAGTATATTAGAATTGTCATGAACTCGCTCGTTGACAATAAACAAGTACCTGAAAATAGTCTACCGTTTGGATTTAAGGGACTTCGAGCGCTCAATGTTAATCCCAACCTTGTTTCAACTGATGCCTTAAGCTCTGCAAATGCACGCCTTGGCGGAAAACTAAGCACATCATTTTTAAAACTTTCATCTTCGTACATGCCTCCCGTTCCAATGAGGTTTAAGGTGACAAGAGGGGAAATGCCATCGAGCCCTTCGTTTGTTGGTGCACCAGGTAATTCAGAAGTCACAGTGCCAAGTTTATACTGGGGTGTTAAGTTTGAGAGAGACAGCTCGTCTTCAGATATGACAAGCACTTCTTTACTAAATCCAAACGTTTTGCAAGAAAAGAATGAGCTGCTTGCCTCCTTCAGCAAATTTGTCGGAATTGAGAAGCTTGATGCTCTCGTGACTGGTTCAAATGCTGATGTTCTTAGCAACAATAAATTCTCTCTATCAAAAGTCATTCTTAACAATGATTCAATTGGAGACCTAACAAGCTCTATTAGCTCGCACATGAAAGAAGCGGCTTACATTAGAAATGCTGTTCTTGACAGTGCAAAATATACATACAGGGAAGCATCCCGCAATAGAATGTCGCTTGCGACAATTCTTGCATCTGGCTCGGCTTCGGATTTTAATAGATTTTCTCCCTTTGCAAAGTTCACAAACTTTATGTTTGGCGGCTTTGATGGAACTAATATATTAGAAAGAAATGCACGTAGGCTCAATGACAAGTCTGTGTCGTTTGATTCTGGTGGCGGTGCTTCTTCGAACAACACAATTAATGGTTTTTCGACTAATCCATCGGGGCAGGATGTTAGTAACAACGGCGTCGCTTCTTACGTTGCCGCTGTCAATATTGCAACTGATCCGCTAACTGCAAATAACAATATTCTCTTGATTCCTGGCATTAAAGAGCCTTTCATCAATGATGATACCATGTTAAAAGTCAGGGATTACGGTCTCGCAATGCACGTTATGGACATACCTTCTTATGATGACA